AGGCATTTATGCGGATGCTACGCAATAACTAAACAAACAATTTAACATTGTTCCTATAATCATTTTTTGTGTAGCATCCGCATAAATGCCTGATGTTACTTGTTGATCAAAGGTAACATTTTCAAATGTTGTTCTATCTAAAATCCCTACCCCGCCGGAAAGCGCTACGGCAGATTCGAAGCCATAGGTACCGTATTTTAATGTTAGGTTTCTTAATGTTACTAATGATTGTGTGCCTGTGCCTGTAGCTTTAATAATAGAAAATGTATTTGCACTTGCTTGAATAACTGGCGATGATTTTAAGCCCCCATCCCCATATAATGTAATTTGACTATCAGATATGGTTAATGAGTCCGTAATTTTATACGTGCCATTAGGAAAGAAAATGCTGCTATTTCCGCTATCAATAGCATTTTGAATAGCTGTTGTGTCATCAGTTGTACCGTCACCTACAGCACCATAATCTGTAACTGATACTATTTCACGCAGTTTAGCTTGTACGTTAGTTGTTACCGCCCCTGCGCCTGCTGGCGTGTACGATACGTTAACTGCGTCCATTGCATTAGTGGCGACAGGCGTAGCGGTAGAAAACTTAACTACATCGCCTACATTAAGGCCAGTTAAGAACGTAACGGTATTGTCATCGGTCTCAAGGTAATTAACACTAACAATCTGATTACTACCGTTTACAAACACGGATAAGTTATTAGTAGCAGGCAAATACGATAGCGATAAGTTGAACACAGTCTGACCGGCTGTAGCTGTAGCTGTTTCTTCTTGCGCTGTAAAGGCAATAAAGTTAGAGTTGATGCCTGACAAGCCGTCCCAAGTGGCAATCAATACGTCAGTAGCGTCTTTTAGCACGAACTTGTAGCTAATGCCATCCGCTAACCAAATCTCGCCAGTAGGCACTCGACCTGCGGCGTCTAAGATGATAGGGTTAGCTAGGGCAGTAATGCCTGAGCTTGATGTGTATGTAGTAGCAGGGGTTGATGTGCCAGCTAGGTAAGTGTACAGTAGACCGCCAGTTAAGGGGACGCCATCGTTGGTGAAGAACTGTGCGCCAGCGCCGCCTAAAGGGGATAAGTTAACAGACATATATAACTCCTAATGTAACAATAGCCCCTAGTGTCGTGGCTAACCAATCATAAAAATCTGCGGTATGATTAGGATGCTTGTAATCATACCACTCTTTTGCGCCAGCTACTATAGCTACAAGCAATAAGGCCCAGTAGCCTATGACAACGTACGCTACAAAGGCTAGGATAGCGCCAGTAACAAAATGCGCTTGCTTATCCAGCGCCACAGGTATACGTGGGCTGGACAGCTTCATAAATAGTGAGAATAGTTTTTCCATTATTTAGCCTTTAACAAATCAACTTCAGCTTTAAGTTCTTGTATAGCAGCAGTTAAAGTAGCTATAACAAAACTTGGGTCTATACCTTGAGATTTAATAGTACCGTCTTCATTAACTTCATCTTTTTCGCCTGAAACGGCTTCAGGGAATACTTCTTGCAATTCATGTGCAATAAATCCTTGACCATTATTACCGCTAGATTTCCATGTATATGTACAAGGTTTAAGTTTTGATACAACGCTCAACGCATTTACCATTGGCTGCACGTTTTCTTTTAGCCTGTAATCAGATGATGTGTTATAGGCTGTATTTGTAGATGTCTGCTGAATAGAGCCAACCATAGTACCATTACGAATAAATTGAATTGCATAGCGACCAGTTGCAGAATTTTCATCATCAACAAGCGCAAGGCCATTTAACCCGTTTGCGCTGTTCCATCTATAAACAGCAATTGCGGTATTTGTTACATTAGTTGAGCCGTTTAAATACCAAGGGCCATAGTTGTAGCTTGCGTTAGTGTATTTTGTGTAATCGCCTAAGCGGACATCTGCAAGAGATGAATCAATGTACAAATTACTGCTTACATTATGGTCGCCACTATTTGCCCCTGTTACATCAACGCCTACATAGCAAGCTCTAAAAATATTGCTTGATACTGAACAATCGGTAATTTTTGTTCCTGTTGTTTGATATAGACCTACACCAGTTGTGCATCTAACAAAAGTATTGCCATAAATGTTTACGCCAATAGCATCCGCATTAGCATTAGAGTTAACGCCTATGCCTACGTCAGCGTCCGCATATTTGCCGTATATAATACAATCTGAAATTGAGAAATAACAAGCACCTGCGGTTTGTATTTTATTGTCTAACGCTGCTGGTGTGTTAGGGTTATTGAATAGTCTTGACGCAGTAACATATACTGATGAACCTAAATACATTAAGTCAAACCAGCTAAATGAACCCGCTTCAGACCCGTCTGTAGTTGTATTACATGACACTTGCCATATGTCAGAAATAGATATGTTAGCTGAACCAGCTTGCCATCCTGCGGCATCATTACCAACGGTAACTGGGATTAAAGTATCTTTAGCCCATATATGGTCGCAGAAACAATCTTTAGCGTTCATAAACCAAACGCCTAAGCCTGGTCTATTACCGCTAACATACCCTTGAATATATAGGTTTCTAACGCCTGCGTTTACTGTAGTTATTTTAGTAAAGTTATTAGCTAGTAATTGTACAATAGTTGCATCATCATTAGACGCAGCATCAAAAGCAACGCCATTTTGGTTCCACTCATAACCGTAGCCAATATGAACTAAGTTGCCAGCACCGTTATAATTAACAGATTGAATAATTTGTGATCCTGCGCCAGTACCTTCTAAAACTGTATTAGTGCGTACGATTAAAGGTTTGCTAATTTTATACGTGCCTTCGGGTACAAAAACAGTGCCGCCGCCATTAGTAAATGCAAGGTCTAATGCAGTTTGAATTTTAGTTGTACTATCAACTACCCCTGTAGGGTCTGCGCCAAAATCATTAATTGAAATTATTTCAGCTAATTTTTCATTAAACGGTCTGTTAACTGCGCCTGTTGCGCCTTGGTCGTATTTTGGGATAAGTGTTGCCATTATTTAACTCCTCTTATTATTGCACGTGCCTTAGCACGTAAAATCTTAACGTCTGTAGTGTCTTTGTCGTAATCGGCTGTCATCATGTAATCTGTTGATGCTAGGTAGGCTCTTGCCTCTTGACGTTCAACTTCTAGCGCTTCTTCGGCTTGTACTAATATTGAATCATAATCAACAATGTTTTCATCTTTGTCGTACGCAATCCCATTTCTTACGACCGTTACGGTAGGGTACAAAGCAAAAATTGCGTCATATTTCATTATCATACCGCTACCTCCATAAGAGTTATTGTAATGGTTTGATTACCGTCACCACCAAAATACCCTGTAGCTCCATTATTAGTACGAAGGTATACTGTGTATGCTGTAGATGAAGTTGTTGCAGGGGAATCTAAATAACTTATCGCAACTGGTTGCCAAACAGCGCCAAAACCTAATAAAGCCATTCCGTTTGCGCCAGCTAAGTTAGTAGAGTTTCTATACAATGTGGCATAGGCTGCATATCCTATCCCATATACGTTAAACATTGCTGTAACTAGGATTTTACTTGTTGACGACGTAGGGGTAATGCTTGCGGTTAAACCGGTTGTAACAAAAGATGTACTGCTAAAGCCAATATATATTGATGAAGTTGCTGTTTGAACAACTTGTAAAATACTTCCTGCTGGCATACTAGCTTTAGTTATTGCGCGTGAACCGGAAGCTATTGAACCTGTTACGCTTAAGTTAGTAGCGCCTGGGTCTGTGGTATTACCTATTGATACACCGCCTGATGCAAATATACGCATACGTTCAGCGTATGCCCCCGCTGCCGTTTGAGTGCTAAACGTCATGTACCCTGACGAATCAGTACCAAAATTGCCTGGATACCCTGCAATTCCTGCAAGCGTTGTGCCTATGTTTTTATGCTTAAATAAAATTTGATTGGTATAGCCATACATATTTAATGTTGAGGTACCTAAATCAGCACCGCTTGTACCAATGCGGATTTCACCGCCTGTACCGCTTGCGCCTAAAACTTGTAGCTGTGCTTCTATTGTACTTGCACCTATGCCTACATTGGTACCGTCAAACTTAAATGTTGACCCTGTAGCTAAAGCACTTGAGCTAGATGCGTAAGCTACACCATTAGCTGTAAACGATGTTAAGCCTGTACCGCCGCTTGTAGTTGGCAACGCTGTACCTGATAACGTAATAGCCAAGGTGCCGCTAGTAGTAATAGGACTGCCTGATATAGATAAGAACGAAGGCACTGAAGCCGCAACGCTTGTCACGGTACCTGTGTTACTTGTCTTATTGTTAAATGTTGTCCAATCCGCAGCACTCAATGCACCGCGATTAGTAGCTGATGCCGTTGGCACGTTCAATGTAATAACAGGTGTTGTCGTGCCGTTAGCAACGGTAGAGCTTAAGTCAGTGCCTGTCGTGCCAAGCGTTAAGGCCGCAACGCTTGTGACTGTACCGCCAGTACCTGTCGCATTAATCGTAATAGCACCAGCGCCATTAGTAATAGTTACGCCTGTGCCTGCGGTCAATGTGGCTTTGGTTAGCGTGTTGCCTGTGGAGTTACCAATGAGTAGCTGACCGTCTGTGTAACTTGTTTGGCCTGTACCGCCTGCTGATACTGGAACGACTTTCCATCCAATGACTTGTACGTTACCGCTGCTGTCCTTGTAAAACAGCTTGCCATCAAAGATATTAATGGCTAATTCAGCGCCGCCAGTGCTGTTCAATAGATTACCAGCCGCAGGTGTGTTGCCTGTGGTTGAGCTAGAATAAATCTGTATCGGCGTAAAACCTGATTGAGCCATTAAAAGTTGCCCCCTGAAATACCTACATACCTAGATGCAGTTGCTGTCGTAAACGTGCCTGTTGCTGGCGTTGTTGCGCCGATTGTCGTACTATTAATCGTGCTGCTTGTAATTGCGCCGTTTGTATACCCAATGCCGTTAAGTATACCCGAAATAACTTGACTTGCGTTAATTGCAATAGGTACATTCTGTATACCTACTATACTGCCAAACTCATTAACTGTTATTTGTGGTACTTGTGACGCTGTGCCGTAAGTGCCTGGTGTTACTGAACCTGTACCTGAATACGCTATCGTAAACAGGTTGTTAAAAAACCTAAACCATTCGTTTGACACAATGCCTGTCTGTGGATCGACAAGCGTAACCCTAGGTGCCGGTATACGGGTGTAATTAAGCATTAGTTCCGCTGATGAGTAACTCAGCGCCCATAATTGCTATTTTAACTGGGTCAGTCCCTGATACCTCATACACGCGGTCACGTAGCTTTTGTGTCATGCCTAAACGCCGCCAAATAGTACGATAGCCGTATTGACCTATCGCCCCCATAGACTTCCAATGTTCATTAGACCAAGTGTGACCACCATCGTCTGACCAACGTAGCATGGCCTGAGGGTCGTTGCCCTGGCCAACAGCAAGACCCACGCCTGATTCAGACTCTAGTTGCAGGCTGTGTTGCGCTGTACGTTTTAAGTTGTTCTGTCCGCTAGGTAGCGCTCTCCATGAGCGTAGCCACTTCTGTGTTGCGCCATTATCGGCATAGACGTCTAAGTCAAACTTGTAGATGTTGCCATTTTCATAGTCGCCTACAAGCGTTGTAGATTGGAAGTTGCACTGACAATTTGAACGATGACGTGTGAACTCACCGTTAGTTAAGTAGGCGCGTTCATGCCACGCGCCAGTAGCGACATCGTATACCCATGTGGCATTGCCAGTAGGGAACGATATAACATAGAACGCATGACCTTCTTGTTGGTATGTGTAAGCCACAGCGTCAGATATGTCGGTGTAGCCTTGTACAGCGTATTCGATAGCGTGTGTTGACACGCGTTGTGCAGCGTAGCCGTTAGACCTATAAATAACACCGAAGCCCCGTGGGTCGTTGCCTAGCCAAAACAATGAGTTATCTAGCTTTGCTACAGAATAAGGTGCGATACAGCCGGTCTCGTTAAACGCACCTTGAATTGGTATCAACGGGAAGTCGGTAGCACCAGAGTCATACCAAACCTCTGTTGTGTCCGTACCGAATACCCATAGCTCACGGTGGATAGAGTTAACGGCTACAACGCCGTCAGGTGATCCCTCAGCACTAGCAAAGTCTAACGGATCGACGGATGTACCGTCTAATAGCTGGGTAATCCATATCTTTTGGCTGTTAGGCTCGTTGTAGACGAAATACCCATCGAGATAGGTAACAGTTCCAGCGCCAGTAAAGTCAGGGTCAGTGATTTCAGCAAATACGTCTGTCACTTCATTGTAGATGTAGCCTTTAGGGTTGGCTGCAATAAACATTTGTACGCCATTATCAGCAAACGTAACTGGCCCAGTGCCTAGCACTTCACCAATGTACTCAAAGGTGTAGTCGGTATTGATGCGGTAAAAGCCTGTGCCTGATACGCAATACGCATCGGTGCCATTAGTTTGGTGCGCCCATAGACCCCGAATAGGGCCTGTGCCTATGGTGACTAGCTTGGTTAAGCCTGGCGCACGGTTAAGGTAGCCTATCTCAAGACCGTTCTCAGGCGTAGCTTCAGGAAACAAGTTAACCATGCGGTTGTCCGCAGCGTTAATTGAACGAGCTACATAAGATTGTCCAAGGATAGGCGTTTTCATTAATAGTTACCTGCAAAGATATTGTATCGTTGACGAGTGCCTACAATGCTGTAAGGTAGAGACATAATGTCGTCAGGATTATTAATACGTTTCAAGTCACGTTTAGATGTCATCGCAATGCGTGATACGGTAGGTGACGGCTCTACGCCAAACTCAGGTGCAATCTCACAGGCTAGGTTGTATTTAAAAGCACGTAGATAGCCCGGTGGGAATTGCAAGTTAGTTGCTAAGGTAGCAGGCTGAGTTAATTCTTCTACCGATACAAAATGCCACTCTAAAACTTTTGTTGGTTTAGGGTAGACATACATTTCAATGTCAGGGTAAGTCATATTAACCCACATTACTTGTGGATAAGTAGAAGTTACTGTTTTAACCGCAATACCATTGTATTGTTGTTGGTTAATTAGTTTTATACCGAAAGATATACCGCTTGATGGATCTTTAAAATAAGTAGAGTCATCTAACAATATAGGGCGATTGCCTACAAAGTCACCGGTAGGGCCTAGTGTTCTTGACAATACATTAGGCGGCCAGCTAAACACTTGGTCTTGGGTTGAAAACACGCACAAACGCTCTGTGTTCCAGCTATCAATCATTTGATTTAGTGCAGCCAGCGCATCTTGTGAGGTTGCGGCAGATGGAGTTTCGCCTTCAGCTAATATGCCGAGTAATCGTAACGCTCCATTAATTTGATCGCCTGCGGTAGTGGCCATAATACGGCTCCTTATTCTTTTCTACGTCGTTTGACATCCAGCGTATTGACGGGAGCCGCTTCAGCTTCAATTTTAGCTG